CACACTCAGAGCAAATCCAAATACGGCACTCGTCAATATGTGTGTGCTTCATACTCTCTCCCTCTATCTATCTAAGCGAGCTATCTGCTCGCCCTCTCCCACTATCAGTTAGTAGAATACCACCGCTACACTCCCCTAGACAAGGAGTGAAGCGATAGTTCGCCACTAAATTACTTTACTTGCCGAGTTAGCTATCTCCAACATTATGCCTAATTGCTCACCAATTAGATCATCATCATCTAAGTATTCGCCCTCGTCCTTCTCTTTATTCCAACCAATATAACCATTAGTCCACTCTTGCGCTTGCTCGTTCCATACTGTGCCGTCTGAGTAGCGTAGCTCTTCGCTATCTGTATCCCACTCCCAGCCCCCCTCTTTACTGTATTTTATAATAAAGTGGTGCTCTATCATCTTGCGCCCTCTCTCTCTTGCTTATCTAAAGCTAATTGCTCCACACAATCAGCGCACCGCAGGTCAAGGTCAAGAGCGTTTAATTCGTAAAGCTCGCCACAATCTGAACAATATCCGTTCATACTGATACCTCCTCATACTCCTCACCCTGAGATATTAAACTTTCAAAGCCAGCATTAGGATTTATATGGTTAGTAGATACCGCCTGAATAAAGCGTAAGCCACAACTATCCCGATACCAATCTCTGACCTCATCAAACATATCGTCAGGGTTCATCTCCTCATTGGTAATTAGTGGGTCATACCCATAACTACGCATAAGTTCTACCTGCTCACTATCCATAAGAATATAGATCTTGTGGCAGGTATCCCAAGCAATACCTTCTGCCTCACTTAATCTCTCCTTGATTAGATCAGAATTTTTCATAGCCCACACTCCAACATTGTGCCGATACATAACCCGCCATCATTGAACCAAATACGGGTGGCGATTAGGTAAAGTATGCAAAATAAAGCTAAGGCGAAGGTAATCCTTGCCAGCCTTCTCACTCTATAATAGGTAGGAGATCTCATTATGCGTTCACCTTCATTTCAGATAAGAAACTATCAGCAATTTCAGACCAGTCCACCCGATAGAGTGAGCCAATATCTGTGAGCATAGAGAATAGACCTTGATTACCCGCCAAGTTTTCTGGTGTTAATAGGTCTTCAGTTATCCAAGTTTCTAAAGTATCAGCAAGGCAGTAAACTGCCTCACTTTGCCCTGCGCCATCTTCTGTTGCAGGGTGATTTTCTAGCGTTGCTTCTGTATATCCCTGTGCAGTTTCATAGAGATATTGATCGTTATTTATATGCAAAGCGGTAGCCCAAGTTTCACGATTAGACCAGCCGTTATACTCTTGTATTTCCATTTGCCTTCCTTCTCTCTCTTGTTTGTTTGTTGATATCTGTTTAAGGATATCCCTGCCTCTCCCCCATATGGTATCAGGAGAAAGGCAAGGACACCATCAACGACTAGCTTTTTCTTCCTCTCTTACTCCCTCCTCTAAGCAGGTATGGATTTCCCATAATCCCTTCTTCATCTCATCTCCACACCAAGTGCATTGGCTCATTATTTAATCTCCTCTACTTCAGCACTTGCCTCTCTTGCATCTTCTAATACTTCTTCCAATAAAGCATCTAAGAAGTTATCTACACGCCCGTTATAATCTTCCACCGCACTTAAAAGGGCAATCTCTGGGAGAGTTTCGCCTTCATAATTGTTTGCATAGATTTCAGCAAACTGATCTTTATTTATATGTGCTTCCATTATTTTCTAGCCTTCTTCATATCAATAGTTAATGGCACTAATTCAACACCCATAACTGGAAAAACTGCCACCTTTAATAAATTTTCAAGGGTGTTTAATGCATTGTGGGGAAAATGAATACACCCCTCAATTTGAAACTTAATCGTATATTTATCCATTTGATTATCTCCTTGCCTAGTATCGGGGCGGGTGCTCCGATAGGGATAATTATGGGGGTCAATCCCCTAGTTTGGTGGGAGATTTAGATAACGGTTTGATAACGGTTTGCTGAGAGTTGGCTGAGTTAAACCTCAACTCAAGGTTTAGGGTTTGGCAACTGTAAACCTCAAGTAAAGGGTGAGGGTTTGCGGGCTGGCTGAATTGCTGGCAAGGGCTGAGGGCTGAGCAGATCGGGGGAGGGAATTGTTTAATTAACCCTGCCCGTTTGGTAGTCAGCCCCCGCAATTTATCCAACAAGCAGACAATCGGAAACTATATCAAAGCAGACATACCCGACAAGGCGGACAAAAGCGACAAAACCGACCCCCCTGTGTTTAACTGCGCCGACTGTATATGTATGTACCCCAAATAAAAATATTTGCTAAAGTTAAGCTACCCCGTATATGTCCGATATGTCCGTTATGTCCTACTTTGTAAGTGAGGTTGGTCACATTTATAAAGATTTATTAGCTAAAAACGGGAAATCAAGTATATTTCCCGCCTTATATATAGTAGGGAGTAAAATAAAGTGTAATAGATTTTACGACCTAACAACGCCTCGTTGGGAACTCGGCGAGCCCCCAAGGGTGAGACGAGTTTTACCCCTCAGTCGCTGTAGCTCCCTCGGGAGTTTCTGTAAAGCAACACATAGCGGCAGGATAGTTATAATATTTTATCCAGTATAATATATTCCCCCTAGTAAAATTAAAAGAATTCAATCTCGGCGCTTATCCACAGGTTTTATCCACAAGGAGTTAAATGGCTGAGAACTCAGCAGATATTGGCAAGCGCATTATTCTAAGTTGCGTAGCTGAATCTATGACTGTGGAACAGGCTTGTGCCTCCGCCGGTAAATCTTTAAAGACCTACGAGTATTATCGCAGGACCGATAAGGTCTTCGCAGATAAGATGGATCGTACTAGGCTCGGACTTAGAGATAAGAATTTTATAGAGAAGGATCTCTCAGAGATTACCTTCGCAGAGTTTAGGGATCGCTTCTTAAAGAATAAGACCTTCCCCCACCAGCAAAATCTTGTAGATATGATAGAGACTGGTACACCCTCTTGGTTGCATCCCTCTATGAAGTACGAGCCAGGGTTAGCTAACAACCGTATACTTTTAAATATACCACCCAACCACGCCAAGTCAATGACTATTACAATTGACTACGTTACCTGGCAGGTATGTAAGAACCCAAACTTTAGAGTCCTAATAGTTTCCCAGACTCAACGCCTTGCAGGTGATTTCCTATACGCTATAAAGCAAAGACTTACCCACCCACAGTATGAGGATCTACAATCAGCTTACGCTGCAGGGGTTGGCTTTAAATCTAAGAGCGCATCTTGGCAAGCGACCAGAGTTACCTTCGGGGATGAGTTGCGTGAGTCTAGTGAGAAAGACCCCAACATAGAAGCTGTTGGTATTGGCGGTCAGATCTACGGTAAAAGAGCCGATATGATTATAGTAGATGATGCTGTGACCCTATCTAATGCTAATGATTTTGAAAGACAGATTAAGTGGTTAACCCAAGATGTGAGATCTCGTCTTAACCCCACCGGCAAACTTATTATTATTGGTACCCGTGTTGCCTCAGTTGACCTGTATAAGGAACTACGCAACGAGGATAGATACCCTGGTGGTATTGTCCCTTGGTCCTACCTTGCAATGCCAGCCCTATTAGAATCTAATGAGAAACCTGAAGAGTGGGTTACTTTATGGCCCGCCTCAGATCAACCCTTTGATGGTCAGAAGGAAGAAGAGCGAGATCCTGATACTGGGTTCTATCCTAGATGGAATGGTCGCAACCTTTACAACGAACGACAATCTATGGATGCTAGTACTTGGGCTTTAATTTATCAGCAACAAGATATCTCAGATGATGCAGCCTTTGACCCCGTATGTGTTCGTGGTTCTATTGATGGTATGCGTAAGTCTGGTAGGTTGACCGCAGGTCACCCAGGACATCCAAGAGATTTAAATGGCTTTACCTATATCTGTGGGTTAGATCCTGCAATGGTAGGAGATACTGCAGCTATCTGTTATGCAATAGATAGGGCTACTAGTAAACGCTACATCGTAGATGCTATCAAGATTACAAGACCTAGCCCTGCTGCTATTAGGAATCTAATATTTGACTGGACATCCTTGTACTCACCTAGTGAGTGGATAGTTGAGAAGAACGCCTTTCAATCCTTCTTAACACAGGATGAAGGTATCAAGATGCACTTAGCATCTAAGGGCGTACAGTTTAAAGAGCACCATACTGGTAGTAATAAGTGGGATGCTGGTTTCGGTGTAGCTTCTATGTCTACCTTATTTGGTACTAAGCAGCACGATAATAAACACCACAGAGATAATCTAATACACCTTCCTTCAGATCAGACTGAGAATATCAAAGCTCTAATAGAGCAGTTAATTACTTGGTCGCCAACGACTAAGGGTAAGAC